TAAGCTCTAAAAATGCTCTATCGGTATTTATTATTCTTTCAGTCCGATTACTTACAATATTTGAATTATAAGCAAACACACTTAAAATATCATACTCAAATTGTCGTTGGAAACTTTCAGCGAATTGCATCATGTGTTGTTTCACAAAATCAGTTAAATCGTAGCTTATAGAAAAGTTTAAATTAATCCCATAAGTCTTTCCATAAGTCAAATTCGATTCACTAACATCTGCAATATCTGAAATTTCATCAATTTCAAAAGGAGTAATGTTTGCATATTCATACATGCAATTATAGAAGATAGAGTTATTTCCAATCGCCCGACCTGTTAATTGGTCTTGGTCATAAAGTAAATACCATGCTCCCGTATTGCTTGTAATTTCAAGTTGCGTTATATCTTTCCACTCAAAGAATTTAGCAGTTGCATCAATTGAGAATGTACTTATTAATTTATTCTGATTATAAAGTTTAAATTCAATAGTCTCATCACTTTCGAAGTCTAGTCCAATCTGATTAATAATAAAAAGTAAGTGGTCAGACGAAATAGGATTAATCCTGTACCCGACCAACTTACTTGTATTTTCTATCAAATCATCCGTTGTATCTGCAACCCTGTACATGAAAACACTATCTTCTATGAAGTTAGGTATAATCATATCAGTTATTACAGTTTCTATCGAACTTCTAATTTTGTCCTTTAAAATCAACGACATTAAGGTTGTTTCCTTCCAATAGGCTGTATCTGTAACGAGATTTCCAATATTAGCAGCAGCAATCGAGATGTAATACTTTGAACTTGCCAAAACCACATCACCGATGCTAAATGTACTATTGTAATTCCCGTATGTTGTACCGGCGGCATATTCGGCAATCGTATATTCGGAAAGCACCGGAAGCATAGCCTCAATGTTTTCTAAATTAATCACCGGGTTAACCCCAGAATTGAAATACCTATTCGATTTCGAAACGCCAGTTATATCACTGTCCAAAACACTTGTTGAGCTATTTAACGAACTCTTAAATGTTATTAGTTTATCAGTGAAAAACTTTGCCTGTATGTCGCTTAAATTATACATTATCTACGATGCTGGATAAATAGTTGCTGCAAAATCACCTGGAAAGTCCCCTGTGTCTGGAAGAACCGGGACAAAAGAAGTTGCCTCAGTCCAACAATTAGCGACTGAGATAACATTTGTTGCATGGCCTCCTGTCATTCCTTCATGCGGTAATTTACACTGCTTGAAAAAGAATGATGCTGCAACATCAACCGAAGCGGCAACTAAATTTTCCTCGATATTATATCCGGTCATTATCAAACGGTCTCCGGCATCTTTTGGAGTTATAGCCATGCCGTCAATTTCAGCGGGGCCATTTGCATAAACACGAATAGCATTTGAGCCGTCAGTATTTATAGCTGTTAACGCCTTACCACTTCCGTTATCATTCAGGCTTGTTTGTTTTAAATAAACAATAACCTTCATATCGACATTCGTATTGGCTATATTAAGGCCAATTTTATCAGCTCCGCCCTTAATACTATTGAATCCCTCCAAAGTATATTCAAATGTTGCTGTACTTACTGCCGGGTCGATAAGGATAGCCTCATCGGCTGCGGCAGCGCCAACAATATTCACGGTTCCTACTGCTTTTAATCCTCCACCATTTGCGGCTAAAAGAATTGTTAACGATTCAGTTAACGTATAGTCTCCTGCTACTACTTCAATAGTTTGTCCTGCAATTTGAGCAGCAACAGCGGCTTCCAATTCAGCAACGCTTCCAACTCTTATAACAGTTGCAGCGGCATTATTAGAAGTTAACGTATTTTGCCCATGTACAAATGCGCTTGTTCCATCAGCATTAGCTTTTATATGTGTCATATCTTCTAATTTTAAGTGGTTGCCCCTGTTACTTTTACAATATCATTAACATTCGCTGTTAAATCTGAGTTATAAGTAGGTACTAAGAAGAATTTATCTAAAAATCCCCACTCTTCATAAGAAGTCATTCGCAATTCAGAAGTTGTATCACCTAAACTTGAAGCATCAGCAGCCTCGCGGTTATGATATACATTCAAACGTTCACCGATATAAGGTGCTGGTGTTGGCATAATACCCCAAACTTTTGAATCAACTACTGTTCCATTCCTAAAGTCATAAGGATAGTTCTGAACGCTCCCAATAGCTCCATCTCTTAACAAGTAAGCGACAAACTGAAATGAACTTGGTGCAATACCTAAAGTTTCAAAATACATAGGTAGTTGATTTAACGCGAACTGTCTGTTTTCATCGTTCTGCTGACCAAATTTAAGAATCTCATTCATTGCCAGGTTAAAACCACCTTCATTAACAACCATATTATAGTTACCAACTTTTTTGTTGATTCTCATAATAGTTTTAAGGTTGCTGAATAGTACATCTTTTTGAGCTGCCATATCACAAGTTAATGTGTCAAGTTCTCCATCAAAAGCAAACGCACCGTCACCGTGATTAATTTGAGCCTCTCCCGCTAGTACCTGAGTTTTGTATGCACTCAACACGGTTGCAATTTGAGTTTCTTTTGCGGCTGCCATTGCTGCAAATACCTCATCATACTTATTTTGTATGTAGGTGTCCATTTCAATTGTATTGTTCACAAAGTAACCAGGGTAAACTCTAAATCCTGAAAAGATAGAGACCGAAGTCAATGTCTTTTGTTCGGACACTGAAAGGTGTTCCGGTATTGTGAAACTCTCTACTGAGGTAGTTGCGATAACATCCTCTTTTAGTCCGGTATATTGAGTTGTTTGTCCCTGAACGGTTTGCAGGTGCGCTCTTAACGCTGGGCTTGCAAGCACTTTGTTCTTAGGACTGTTGTGTTTTAAACACTCAATAAGGCCGTACCTTTGATTTTCTTTTTCCGTTTGCGTAACGCGGTCTTGGTATGCGTTCAGCAGCGAAAAATCAATAAATCTGTCTGCCATAATAATTAAATTTTAATAATTAATAATTGTACCAAGATAGTCTGTTAGCTTAAAGTACATTGTTTTCTTTACACAGCTCTTTAAATCGCACCGGATATTTATCGTCTAGCAATTCAATCCCTTCATTTGCAATTATATAAGCCTCGATAATGTTTTGCGCAGCACCTTTTGATGTTCCCTCTGGGATGTTTATAGTTTTCCCGGATGGAGCACCTTTGCCGCCGCCGCCCTTCTCTTGGTCTATCAGAATCAGGTCTTTTAATTCAGTATCATTATTCAATAAATCTGACACTAAATGTTTTTGGTAATCTTTTGTTCCGATTAAATTACCTTTTTCATCGTAAGACAATTCGTAAGTTTCACTAATACGGTCTATCGCATTTCTTTTCTTTGCTTGTAATTCGAATTTATTTACATTATCATCGAATTTTGGCATTGAATCAATTAGTGACCTATTCAATTTCTCTGTTCTACTGGATGTTTCAAGCGCATCAAACTTGGTTTTCCATTCTGTTTCTTTTGCACTCAATAAGTCTGGAATTTTGGTTAACTCATCTTGTGCTTTTTTAAGTTCAGATTTTAGCGTTTCGTCCCCTTTGTGGTTGTTAAACTTTTCTTCGGCCAATCTGACTTTTTCTTCGGCTGCCTGGATTTTACTTTTTGATGCCTCCGGTAACCATTCAGTACCTAATCTTTCAAAGAAAGAAGAGAACTGTTCTTTATCATTTTTTGCAATTCCAGTCAGCGTAGTTAATTTCTCCGCTGCACCGTTAAAAATACCATCAGCATTTTTATTGGCAAGGGCCTTTAATTCAGTTTCCTTTGTTATAAATGCTGCTTCGTAAGCCTCCTGAATCTGTTCAGGTGTTTTTCCTTCTGTTTTAAAATCTTCAATTAACATAGTCTGTTATGTTTTATTTGTTATTTATGCGTTAATCAATAATGTTGCTCCTGCGCTTAATGTCATTGTGGTAAATCCTCCAGGTACAGGAATGAATATACCATCCTGTAATGTTAGTGCTGAGAAATCATTATCTCCCTTTATCAAATCGGTATCTACCCCTGTTATTGAGGTGATTACAGTATTAGCGCCTACCACATAAAAACCTGAATAAGTACCTACTGTTGCCGCTGCCGTTCCTGAAAGTACATGATATCCTTTCTCATAGAATTGCGCTTGTTTTAATATTTCTATTTTTGATTCTGTTGACATAATTATTCGTTTTTAAATTCCGGTTCAATATTGACAATCTTTGCTAAAAGTTTTTCATCACCTATACTTTTACGAAATGAAATGCCTAGCTCGTTTGCCTTTTGCTCCAATGTAACCCTATCCTCTGATTTGGCCTCAACTAAATTGGCATTCTTCAATGCTTCAATTTCCTTCGCCATGTTAGCCATCAACTCGGATTGGTCTTTCAATTGCTGTGCCGCGGTCTTTGGCTTTTTAGCTGCTTTTATTCCGTTATTGATAATAGAATTAACCTCAGCCTTTCTTAATTCATTCGGGGCGATAACCGCCGGAGATGTTTTCGTCTTTGGTGTATAGTCATTACAACTTATACATTCCATTTCACAGGCTCCGATCTTTTTCCAGTTACAATCATCCAATATATTTGCAAGTTCAAACTCATCAAATTTAGGCACTATAACCTGGTTCTTTAACTTTCCTTCCTTACTGTACTGGGGTTCTTTTCCCAGTGTCAGCTTCATTTGATATACTCTCATAATCTGTTATGTTTATATACTTAAATAATAATGTGTTAGCAATCTCCATTTTCTTAATCATCGACACGTTTTCACCAAAATATTCATTAAAGAATACATTCAGTGCGCCATATTCCGCCTCAAACGTACTTATATAGTATTGATAATTTAATCTTAACTCCCTTAATTTTGGGTCAATACCTTGCAGCCCGATAAATTCTGAATCTATTATCGTAGAGTAAGGAAGTAACTTATATAATAATTCATTCCTTTCTAATTCGTTAGGGTTATTCTTATATAATGAATAATTAATTCTGCTCATGATATTGCCTTTGTCTACCGGGTCAATAGCTTTTGCCAATGAATCGCGTAATTCAAATTCGGTCTCCAAATAAAAATCAGTTCCTTTGTCTATATACGCGCTTTTAAAGGCATCACCATAAACAATTGTCAGCATCTTACTATCTAGTGATGTTTGCAATCTAGATAGCTTTGAGCTTAACTCAATCAATGTATTTTCAAGTATCTGGTTACCTCTGGAAATCTGATCTTTGTTCTTTGCCTGACCATTTGAATCTTCAACCCCTTTACCTATTAATTGATATTTTATGTCACTGTACTTTTTATCTACAAATTTATCCCACCATTGCAGTATATCAATAGGTATGTAATGAAATTTTACAAAGTTGGCGTTTAAATCTAAAGGTCTCTCGCCCCCGTCTCCAAACTTTGGTATTGGTAACCCAATAACAGTACCGGCTTGGATTATTGTTTTTGAATTACATACCGGGCAAGGAATCAATTTATCTTTATTGCCGATGACTCCATTTTCACTAGATAGATACCCTTTAACACATCGTGTACCATTTTCAAACTTAGTTTCACATGCAGTATTATTTTTCTTATAATGGGTGATAACGGGTATCGCGCCATGTGGTAAACACATCTTTTGAAGCGTATAGTAATTGACGTAATTCTCAAACTTTTCTGAGAAATTAGAAAATATACTTTTCCGAACTACAAATTTATTAACATTCAATGGTTCCACGGATATGAAGTCTGCCGGACACTTCTTTATGTTATGTGGGTTACTAGATTCTTCTGTGAACTCTTCATCTGTACCTTCTCCGGTTTTAATATACACAGCATAGAATTCATCGGTATAATAATACCATCGTTCTTCACCGTCTTTATTTATCCCAACAAAAACAATTTCTTTTATTTTGCCGTCAGCTGTTGGATTAATACCTTTTACACTGCTAATATTGATTAAATACCTGTAAGGCTTTGAGCTTTCAATGTAATCAGTTATTGCAATCGAGTTATGGTTATTTATTAGAGCATCAAAGATAACATCCTTGCAATATCCGGCATTGTCTTTTATTAGTTCACTTGATAGTGCCTTTGAGCCGTTTGAAGTAAAGTTGTAATTGTAGTATGAATTTGTGGCATCAAATACCTTTTTTAATTCCGGTACTATGTCATCCTGGATAAGTGAAGCTGTTGGTAATGGGTTACGTAGAAACTTCATATAAGAATCAAAGTTTTCTTTTCTCATCCAGCTGCGTACCCAATTCATGAACGGATTAGACGAATGCCATGTATTATCAATACTTGAAACATCATTTTTATAAACGTCAGAATTAAGGTGTGTCTGAATGAAATAGGCAAGTTTATTCTCATAAGCGATTGCCTCTGTAATTTCAGCTTTGTATTTACACGTGGTCAGAAAATCCTTTATGATCATATTGCAACCAAAGTTAGTTATTTATTTTTAATAAACAAATAATTCATAATTGCAAGTTTTTTGGTATGTTACAAAGCACTTTATTCGATTGGTTGTGGCATTGTTAATAATCGTACTGCCTTTATGGTTTCTTCGCCTTCAAGTATTGCCCTGACAACTCTATGCCATCCATCGCAAATATAACCAGTCGGAGTCAATATAATTGGAAATTCAAAATCAGATTTATCCATTCGCCTTGAGTGATAGCAGAAAGAAAGCATATTAATTTTGCCCCAGGGAAATACATCTAAATCAATCCCTGCTAATGGAATTTCAAATACTTGTAAATTTTTAGCCATCGAATGAATATCAACAACAAAGAAACTTAAATCTCCATCACAATATTTACCTTCCCTAATATTAAAATCTTCTATCGGTACTTTCATTTTATTGAGTTTTTTAAAATATTGGAAGAATTATTAATCGAAGTTTATATCGTTGTAGTATTCGTCCATATTATTTTTGCTATGTTCCATAATGACATATCGTAATGCTGCAAGTCCATCAGGTTCGTGCCCGTCTGGCTCCGGTATAATCTTCCCGTTCTGGTCAACTTTAAAATGATATTTCTCAATACCCTTCTTCATATTTGTTGAAGTTGAAGTTATAAATAGATTATATCCTCTGAGTTTATTTATTCCCTGCATAACTGAGCCTGACAGTTTCTTAACGCCTCGAATATTGTACCCATGTTTCCGTATGTCTCTTATTTCGGTGGCCCCTGCGCTGTCAGCAATGATTAAATGACCTTTAGTATGTTGTACCTCATCTAACTCATCAACTATTGACATCCTCACGGCTCCATCTAATTTCTCCGGCAAAAGGTTATTCATGCAAAACCTCTCATCAACATAAAGATTGCTACCTTTTTGGAATACATCAATTAATATTGTCGGGTCCGGAGAAACCCCAAAGTCCATACCTGACTCAATACGCTTTGCATCATCTGGGATATCGCTAAACTCATAATTATAAATCTGTCTGTCTGAGTAATATCCTGTCTGCCCTAGCCCATAGATACGATACCATTCCTTATTGTCTCTTCGTGATTCAATATAGTTAATTTCACTATCAGGGCACTTCTCATTGTCTTTGAACGTTACTATTATTTGTTCGCTTATTGAATTACCTTTTGCATCTTTTAATTTAGGAACCTCAGTATGACACCAGAACTCAAAATCCGGGTTAAAATCTATGTAAGTATCTCCGTGTGTACGTCCTATGTAAGTACTAGCAACCTCCCATCCGATTTTGTTAGCCTCATTTATGTAAAGTTTACCACGCCGCTTTGATTTACCGGCCTGTTTCTTTACATCTGAAACATATCTGAATTGAATAACTCCGCCAAAATGCTTTAAATCCTTTTCTGTTTTATTATAGTTAGCATCCCAGTCAAGGCCAGCAGCTTCATATAGCATCTTACAATCGGCTATTGCACCATCCTTTAAGTTGTCGTAAGTGTCAGAAACAATTGTTGTTATATCCTTATCACGCTCGCAATCTTCGAGAAGCATTTGAGCAATAGAGATGTTTTTCCCGGCTCCCTGGCCCCCCTGAATTACACGTATCTTTGATTTTATTTCTCTGATTAGATAATATGTAGATGTTTTATACCACATAATTTCATTTTGATACTTTTTTATTCATTTTACTTTCAGTTTTCAAAATCATTCAGCGTATGAACTTTCATTCTATTACTTTTTATTCGGAAACTGTTTTGAAACGTTCACATATTCAATAACATTCTTATTGTTGCTCTCTAATTCCAATTTGTCACCGTACTTCTTAGGCTGCATTTTAGATAATATCCACTTCCTTGTATCAACTCTTAACTTGGCGCGCTGAATAACATCGTGATTAGTTACCTCTCTGCCATCCTCCAACTTTATAATATCGCCTTCCTGGCTGTCTGCAATATCTATCATATCTTCAAATATTGAATCAGCTCTTTTTTCACACGCGCACACATATTGTACTAACTTACCAGAATCCTCATTTATCCACTTATAAAACGTTGTATCATGCGGTGTTCCTTTGTCCCTTAATACACTCCTTAATGAGCGACCTAGAGACATTTGCTCACATATAATATTTGTTAATTCAATCTTTTGTTTCTCTGTATATGCCATTAGAAATATCCCCTAAAATAGTAAATTTCCACTACTGCAAGAATTAAAATAACTATTGTAATGATGTATTCTATATTTTCTTTTATAAATTTCATAAGCGCAAGTTACAAAATTTGTACTAAATAAAAAAGAGAGCCGTAGCTCCCTTTCCTTTATTGAATGTTTATTTCAAAGTTTCTCACGTTCTATTTCCCAGAAGAAACCATTTTTTACCTCTTTTTTGATTTGTTTCTTCTTTTGTTTTGTTGTTGCTGGGGTTAGTGTAAATTTTCCTATTGGAATAATTACATTTAATAAAATATCCCCAGCATATAGCATTGAATAATATTCTATTCTGCCATTATTTATGTCCTTAAATCTTAATGTAGGGTTGTAACATCCATCTTTAAGCAAGTAAATTTTACCCTGTACGTACTCATCTTTTGGCTCCGGCTCAACCTTTTTTTCAACCTTTTCGGCCCATCCTAGTTTGCTATTATAGACAGTAACACCGTTGGTATCTCCATTTTCTTCAACCTTCACATTAACATTTAATTCCTCATTTAAGTTAACTAAAAATGTTTCATTGTACTTCTCGTGGTTCTTAACGGTTCTTACCTCATTTTGGTTATGGACTATCTTAAACTTGCTTCCGACTGGATAACGGATGATTAGAAGCTCCCATAGATATTTCCGCCATGCCGTGGTATTGCTATTGCATTTCAAATACTTCTCAAAGCTGATAACATTGCTTTTGCGAATTGCATCCTCTGGTAAATCACATCCACATTCATTACTTAAATAAACACACAACCCTGTTTCTAGCATTTCAACATCCCTGTAGTGCGTTCCGTTTTCTTTTTTAAATGCAAAGTTGAATTGGTCAGCAGTCATACATCTTACTGATGTCAGTTCAGTCTCAAAATCTACAACGAACCGGTTATCACTTATACCATCGACTGTTTTCACTCCCCTTAATTCTTTGATTTGTTTTAGCAATCTTTCATTCATGATTGATTTGGTTTAAAAGGGAAGCCTTTATTGACCCCCCTTTGAATGTATGTTTAAATTAAATAGAAAATAGGTTTCTTTACTCCCCAAACCTTATAAGCGACTTTATTTTAGAACTAGAAACATCGTGCCGGTATGGTATCCGGAAATTCACGATGTAATTTTAAAGAAATTTGTAGCGATGCCGGTATTGCTCCGGTAAACAGTCAATCTGCATCGCTATCCAACTAAAACTATAATCAACCATGAAAGAACTTATCCTGATTCGGATATTCAAATGTACAAAAACTATTTTACAATCACATCAATTACCAACCCTAAAATTATAATTATTCCTAAAATTACTATATGGTAGTTTCTTACTTTGTTTTCCTTAATGTCCAGGGTTATTTGTTTCCTTAGTTTTTTCATGATTATTATTTTAATAGTTTCATAATCTCTAAAATAGTCCGCTTCTGGTTATCATTTTCAAACGGTATCTCGTATCTTGACCGGTTCCCGGAATGATTACTAAATACATCTATCTGATAACTCAGCGTAAGTATTGAATTGAGAAAACTATCAAATGTTTTACGGTTGCGCTTATTGATTGATACTTGTAATTTCATTTTGTTAGTTTATTGTGTTAAGTTATACATATAACATAGTTACTACCCATTTAAAGAATGGTAAAGCAATCTTCTGTAATCACATAGTTATCATCTTCGGCAATCCACCAATCACCTGCCCATTCGTAAACATTTGCAACTTTACCAGTGTATTTATCCAAAAAGGCTTTGTCATCTGCGCTTTCGTAGCTATCTCCAGTTTCCATTTGCAATACACGTTTCAAATAAGGGCTTATCTCAGCCTTTTTTACCTTGCGCATAACGTTTTCAATTTCAGTCGGAGAAAAACGGGTGGTAACAATAGCTAAATTGCATAATTTTACTATTCTGTCTGCAATATTGCTATGTTCGCTTTTCAAAATAACATCGTTATCCCTTAGCCATTCTGTACTATCTTCCAGTATTTCTAGTATTTGTTCTTTTTTAATCATTGTATTTTTGTTTAGTGTTTCAAATCCGTAAAATAACAACAACTTAGCAAAACCGTTATACACAAGCGTAAGAAAGGTTCGTATTTCAATCAAGCGCCCGTGAAAACTAGCCATAATTATTTTTTGCCACCGCTCTTACAATTTTTCAAATTGTTTAGGAATTGCTTTAGTGGTTCTTCCCAATGTTTAGCAAGTTTTTGAGAGCCGTTTACAGCTTTTACTAAAGTAGTATCAGGCATTTTTAACTGTCGTTCAATACCTCTTAGGCTTAACGAGTCTTTGTTTTTCTTTAACCAGTCAATCATAATGCTAATATTCAATTTCACATACACGTAATTTCCCGAATCCTGTTGGGTGCGATGCATTTCTAAAATTTACGTAAACTATTTGGTCGTCAATCATAACCTCAGTAGGCATATAAGATGGTACTCCTTTTGCTTTTTTGCCTACAAGTACATTTTCACATTTTCTTAAATCAGATAAAGATTGAATCTCGTTTTCATCATTTTCAGTTGTAATAATGTCTATTCCAGTGTCCCAAAGTTCTCTAATAATTGCTTCCATAATCTTAGTTTTTCGTTAAACAATACCCAAATATAAGGGTAATATATTTAATATCCTAATATTAAGATAAAAAAGATTAAGAACCATCCCTAAAAAATAAAATATTAACGTCAGTTCAATTAATCAGCGTCTGTGTTCAACGCAACTTGTACAAACCGTTAGTTTATTGTGTTAAAGTTACATATAACTTCACCGTTATACCAACACATAAAATCCAAATCTCAAACACTTATATCCACTATCTGAAAGTAAAATTGAATCTGAGATAGAAGATAAAAAAGGTCTTTCATTCTCTGTTAACCCGGTTTCTTTCAGTAGGATTGTTATTAAGCTATAACGGTTAATCATGATTATCAATTTTAGTTTCAACAAATTTAATTCAAAATTATTTACTATTTAAGTTTTTTTGTGTTAAAGTTACATATATAACGTTGTTAGGCTTCAAGCACTCCAAGTTGCCCTCGCAGCCATTCGTCATCATGTCCGTTTTCAATCTCGTAATTATCACATTCTAATGGCATACGTGTAAGGTTATCGTCTTCAATTCGTTGTTGCCCGATGTAATTTCGCTCTAACTTGTAACTGTATAGGTCTTTTTCGTGTAATTTACATTTATCATTTCCGCAATAAAAGAACCTGAATCCAGTTGCTCCATCAACATTTTTATTTAGCCATTTACAATATTGGAAGCACTTGTGTTTGTTTTTAGGGTTCTTTTTACACATTCTTTCGTGAAGGCTCATTGCACCCTTACCTAACATTGCTTTGTTGCAAAATTCACATCTAAATACTGTTTCTTGTTTTATATTCATCTTAAATCCTCCATAAAAGTTTAATTTTATTTGTTCTTCGTTTTAATTTTTCATGCGTTATTCCCGTACTATTAATACGCCAACCGTTATGATGTATAACATCATTTTTTATTATTTATTGATTTTAGTAGTTTTAAAATTGATTTCTCAATTACAACACACGCCTTCCTGTAAGTAGTCTTGTTGTTTATCGTTTCAGGAACAGATATTATTTTTGCCCTAGCAGTTGAAGAGGCTTCGAGAATTGCTTCGTTCCAAAATTCATAGTTAAAATTTAAAATTCATTTTCATTCTCTATATAATCGTAAAAATTAGTAGTCTGCTTATTGAATCCAACAATAAAACTACCAGTTCCTACATTTCTACCCTTTGCAACTGTAAGCTGTGCCGTGTTTAATGTTGTGGCCATCTCATGTGGTTCTGAATAGGTCTTATTATACTCTTCTGGTCTGTAAAGTAGTATTACTTGGTCTGCTTTCTCTTCTAATTGCCCGGAGCCTCGAAGTCTAGCCCTATTTGGTTCCGGGTTTAATTTATCCCTAGATAATTGGCTTACTGCAATCACATTTATATTCAATTCTTTAGCTATATTTTTCAGCTTACGGCCAATGTCGGCAATACCGGCCTCATCATTTGCGCCTTTCATATCCTGAATATAATCTACAAGGACTAACTGAATATCGTTTTTAAGTTTCAATTTCCTAATACTTGTGCAAATTTTGTCGATGTTGTTAGTTGTTGATTCGTCAAAAAATATCGGTATGTTCTTAATATTTTCAATTTCTGTTATGACTGTGCTTTTTTCAACCACTGATAATCTGTTGTACATTATATTTTTCGCTGAGATTCCAGTCCTTTGGGATATAATTCTCGCCACTAATTGCTCTTTTGTCATTTCTAGGCTAAATATAGCCGCCCTGGAGCCATTTAAGACACAATTCTTGAACATTGCAAGTGCAAGTGATGTTTTCCCTTGTGAAGTCTCCCCAGCTATAATAACGAGGTCTGAGGTATGTAATCCTCCGGTAAACTTATCGTACAGATGTAGCCCGGTTTTAATTCCAGATACAATTTCTGAGTTTAAGGTAACGACTAAATTTTCAGATGCCTCTTTAAATGTTGCTGAATTATCATCTCCAAAACTCATGACCTTAGAATAGTCATTCTGAATTTTGGTAAAAATATCATCCACATCATAGGAGCTGTCATAACTTAAATTGATAATTTCTGAGGATATTCGGATTATTTCACGTTTTGCGTATTCTTGTTGAATGATTCTTATGTGAGATTCTATGTGGGCCGCAGATGCAACCCTACGTGTTAGGCTTGTGATATAACTAGGGCCTCCGATAATGTCTAATAAATTATTATCTTTTAGTTTTTTGGTAACTTGTACTAAGTCAATCGGGATGTCAGAATCGTTCATATCCTTAATGGTACTTGCGATGTGTTTATGAACATCTTTATAAAACCATGACGGATTAACTGGATTGTTTAAGAAAGCATCCCTTTCTAGTATCATAGCCCCAAGCACGGCCTCTTCTATTTCAATTGCTTGTGGAGGTAATTTATCATTACTTATTCTATTCATGTTGTTTATTTTATAGCATCAAATGTTTTTTGATTGCTTTGTTGTTTAGTTTTATATTCATCTTTTAACCATACTGAACTTATTTTACTTTTCCACCTTATTACTTTCTTATTATTCGCGTCAATCCAGTATTTTAATTCACCTCCATTTGTGTAGTGATCTATTATTTTTTGAACAGGAAGATTATAACCTTTTTCCTTTCCATAATTCTTAATTTCTAAGAAAGATGGGTTCACATCTGGGGGTGTTTCTTTAACTTCTTTACTTCTCTTTACTTTACTTCTCTTTACTTTAGGGCTGTTACGTACTTGTTCGTTACACGTTACATTTTTTGTATCTGGTTGACTTTCACGCCATTCTGAAATGCGTTTCCTGTTTTTTTCTTTTTTTATCTGATACTTTTCACTAAAGTTTAGTAATTGTTTGTTGAAAGTTTCACCATTGTTTGATGAAATGATCTCTATTTCTTCCATAAACGACCAACATTTATTAAGCCTTTTACCAATTTTTAATTGATGTTTTAATACGTCTGTTTTGACAGGTTTTTCTTGCTTTGCCATTTTTTCAAGAATAGTATAAAACAACCCCAATCCTTCAAACCCGAATTTCATATAAAGCTCGGTAATCTTTTCATCATTAAAAGAATCAGTATCGTGAAGAAAGTATTTCATAATTAATCGTAGTAAACATTAGTTAACTGTTTTTTATTGCTCTCTATATACCATAAATTAGTCTTCGAAGATGTTAATTTTAAATCTTCAACTTTCCCAAATCGTTTATAATTCTCGCATAAATCAACTATCCATGCAGATTTTTTATTTTTATATGGCCTTATCCCTCTTCCAACCATTTGATAATACAATGCAAGCGATCGGGTAGGTCTGGCTAATACAATTGTTGATAGTTCCGGGAAATCAAATCCAGTAGTCAATACTCCGACATTCACCATCACCTTTGTTTTGCCTGACTTAAAATCTTCCAGTAATACTTCACGGTCTTTTTTCTTTGTTTTCCCTGTTACTATTTTAGCAACCCCGTTCATATTATCAACAACAAATTGAGCCTCTTCTATAAACCTTGTAAATACTAAAATATTTTGCCTGTCAGCGTTAATTAACCTGGATATAATTTCAATCAGCTTATTTGGAAACTGAATATCTTTGTAATGTTTTTTGACAGAAGTATCCGTGTAGTCGGCTCCGGTTGTGTTTAGTTGTAATTGATTTGTATCAACTGCTTTTATCTGATAATAATCAATCTTACTTAAATATCCACGTTCTAATAATTCTGAAACTTGACTAAAATAAATTAAGTCATTAAATACTCTTGGTCTGGTTCTGGTTAGGAATTTTAAAATAGATCCTCCAAAACCGTCCGTAGTCAATCTATAAGGAGTTGCAGTTAATCCTAACACCTTACAAGGAATACTGCTTAAAAATTCACTGTACATTCCCTTTTTTGCATTTACTAAATGGCATTCGTCAATTATTATGTTTTTGAAATGAGTGAATAATTCAGGTTTATTTCTTACGCTGCCAATAGTGGCTAGTGTAATTCTACTTATTTTTTTTGAATTAAAAGAAGCTGAATAAATCGAACAATCCATTATTCCATAGGATTGAAGTTTTGCAAAGTTTTGCTCCAATATTTCTTTTGATGGTTGAAATATTATTACAGGTTCTTGTAAATTATATGCAATCTCTGCTATTACTAAACTCTTCCCTGAACCAGTAGGTAGAACAATCATCGCATTCTTTTTACTATCTTCTTTGAAATAGTCAACTGCTGCTCTTGCTGAATCTAATTGATAATCTCTTAATTTATATTTCATATTTACAATTTGTAAAAGTCTAATGCCAAAAAAAAACTACATAGATAGTTTAATATAATGTGTACCTGATATTTCTTCAACTACTAATTCGCCGTCCCTGATTTTCTTGTCAATTGAAGTTCTGTTTATTCTATATTTTTTAGAATATTCAGATTTACTCATTAAGTCTTTCCTGATTATTATTCTTTTCATACTAAATGTTGTTTTTAAGTTCAAATAATACCGAATCTTTCAATCCGGTACTACAAATGTAATCTTTTTATTGATATAAAGCCTTTAATGTTACTTTAAAATTCAGTAATACTAAAAATTATCTTAATCTCTTTTCTCCTCCAATTGCTTTTCTTAAGACGAAGATTAAGTGTAGGTCTGGTAAGTCCAAGGAATTGTGACAGTTCTGTTTTATTGAACAAATTCCTTTCCAGACACTCATTTACACGTTCAGTTGCTTTTTGTTGTATTTTAATCATTTTGTAGTTTTTTAATTTCAACTTGTAATTCCTTCAAAATTATATCCTTTTCAAAAATAGATAAATGAGATGTTTGATTTGCCTTCGCTGTCAATAAATCAATAAACTTTTCTCCTTTGTATTTTACCAACCAGCGTATAAAAGTTGCAGAAGTTTTGTGAGCTGAGAAGTAAGTCCCTATATGGTGTCCAACGCATAAACATATCCCATTGTCAGTATCCCAACGAACCGATTTTTTGGCCCTAGAAAAGATATGATGAGAATTTAAGTTTTTTGTCGATCCGCAAACTTCACATTTATATCCTGCATTTAATTTTACTAATAAGCTCCAGGCATCATCCAATCTTTTTTCTATTGATTTAGTATCATTCGCCTTAGTAGGCTTTTTTAGGGCCTTATTGGCATTTTCCTTACGTCTGCATGCTTTACACATCTTTGGAGGTTTCGGCTTAATTGTGCTGTTCCTACGCTGCATAGGAAGCCAATTAACTACATGGCCGCAGTCTAATTTGATTTTCATAATTTTACCATTTTCATGGTTAGTGGACGGTTGCAGATTTCAATGTACTTATAATTACCGGACAATTCTCTTGCTTTTTCCTTATCCAGTATCTTTTGAGCTTTTGTTTTTTCATTCAATTTCTCGGCCTTAATCCAGCTGGAACCCAATTCTGTTGTCTTGGTTTTCTTTTTACGTGGCATAATTAAAATATTTTGTTTATTAAATTACTTACTAATACCCCGGAGACGCCACCAATTGTGGCCCCAAGCGAATAGATTAATCTTGTTTTAACCCCTGAGAAGCTTACTTTCTTAACATTGCCAGACCAGAACCAGCTTATCCCAAACCCGGCTATAATTATGCCGGGGTAGAATAAGTTTGCAATAAATAAGGTGTTCGCTGAAACTAAGAACACTTGCAGAAATGCTGTTATAAATAGGGTTATGTTATTTGATTTTTTCATGTTAGAATAATTGAGTTTGTCGTGTATGCCAATCAACCCGGTTACAGGCATCAGCGAAATAGTCCTTATCTTTTTCGCAGCCGTCTAAGTCGAATTTTAAATCCCAACATGCTATTGCTATTGATGCTGAACCTAAATGAGTATCGAGGATTTTGTCGCCTTCTTTCGCGTAGTTTTGCAAAACCCACCTATACAAATCAATTGGTTTTTGTGTCGGGTGTATTCGCTTCTTTTTGTGTTTCATGTTTTGTTGAAGCATTCCAGACCATAGCCATTTGAATTTTCTTGCTGCTGTGTTAAAGCTTGTCCAAGCAAGTTCACAATCAGCAAAATCAGTTTTTCCATTGTCTTTATCCCAAATAATCCAACAGCTACTATCAAATGGAATTTTACTAATAAAATGGTTTGCCCCAAATATAATCTGGTTCTTACTTACTCTCATTAATTCCTTAAAATACTCTTCACTTGGTGGTTGTTTATCCCAATCCTTTTTTGTGTAGTTAATCTTTTTAGCAACACCTCCGCCTTCGCCTTGCTTTTGGTTATTTATATCTATACCATAAGGTGGGTCAACAATAGCCAAAGGATAATAATCATCCGGTATATCCTTCATAAATCCCATATTGTCGCACCGATAAAAGTTAATGTTTGAACGTCCTGTAAATTTTCGTACTTCCATACTAACTTTTTTTCAAAATTCTAATACCTAAATTGTTCATATCACTTTCAATATCCTGCCATCTTTCAACGTACTTTTCCGCTTTTTCAGCAAGTCCAGGGTTAACGTTCCATAATGTTTGAAGCCATGCCGGCATTTTTTCTTTTCCCATGATTATATTTTTTAAGTTCACCATTCTTTAGCCTCTCTACGTGTAATGAAAAAATGAATCCCATTTGTACAATCAATTGTAACATCATCATTATATGAATCTGCTTTTGTAATTTTACCAACTTTATAAATTGTATTACTGTCTTTTCCTCCGCACATTTCATTTATTTCAATACCGTTATTATCAATTATTTGTAATGTTTTAACAAACTCAGCACGGTTTTTTCGACTAATCAGGCATGAAGTACGTTTTGCATTTTCAGGGATTTCAATCTTAGCGATATATTTGTTTGCTAATTTTTTCCATGCTATAAAAGAACCTTCCTCAGGGATATGCCAAAATAGGTGTTTAAATTTATCACAATCGGCATCGCTAAGGTTGGCATAGCGCAGGTTGACATCGCTAAGGTTGGCATAGCGCAGGTTGACATCGCTAAGGTTGGCATAGCGCAGGTTGACATCGCTCATGTTGGCATCGCTAAGGTTGGCATAGCTCAGGTTGGCATAGCTCAGGTCGGCATAGCTCAGGTTGGCATAGCTCAGGTCGGCATAGCTCAGGTCGGCATAGCGCAGGTCGGCATAGCTCAGGTCGGCATCGCTCAGGTTGGCATAGCTCAGGTCGGCATAGCTCATGTTGGCATAGTGCAGGTCGGCATAGCTCAGGTTGGCATAGCTCAGGTTGGCCCCTTGCTTTATTGCCTCCCTTACAGTATTAGATATTGTATTATTTTCTGATTCATATTCGAAAATAACTTCCCCGGTAAATCTGTTTTTAATTTCAATTTTTTCTTTTCCCATGATTATTTGTTTAATTCAATAGCTAGATTAATATATAATTTATATTCTTTAATTTCGGATTCAGAATATCCATCAGATTTTCCGATAGCTTTAAAATGATTTTTCCATTCTTTGAAAGAATAAACCTTACATCCGATTTTAAGAAATCCTTTTTTGCACTCACAAACGAAGTGCCTTGTTCCTTGTATCTGCAAGGGTGATTTTTCCCATGTGTCACCAGACACTATTGCGCTCCCGGACACTATTGCGTTACCGGTCACCCTTGCGTTACCGGTCACTCTTGCGTGTCCTGTCACTCTTGCGTCCCCGGACACTTCTGCTTCACCGAACACCCTTGCCTCCCCGAACACTCTTGCGTTATTAGCCACTTTTGCTTCACTGAACACCCATGCTTCACCGAACACTTTTGCTTCACCGAACACTTCTGCTTCACCGAACACCCATGCTTCACCGAACACTTTTGCTTCACCGAACACTTCTGCTTCACCGAACACCCATGCATTCTCAAACAGATTACTTTCTTTTTGAACCCACCCACCCTTATCTCCTTTTTTAATTGATTTGAAGTCAACAATTGCCTCAATTCTGAATAATGTAATTCCACTAAAATTTACTTTTGTTTCTGTTGTTAATTTGAAATTTTTCATGATTATATTTTTTGATTACGATGTAAAATTAATATAATATTTTTAATTAGCAACTGTTATATAACATATATAATAATTGTAAAATATTTGTAATAAGTTGTTGGTGTCTCGGATTAATGTTTTATCTTTGATGTGTACAAAAAAACAAATAATCATGAACGAATTACAAATCAAATCAATCAACTTACTAAGCGACAAAATATTTTACCAGATTTATGAATCTATGTTAGAGTGTGATTGTAAATCAATAGGCGGAGGTGAGTATGTGTCTGAGTTTGATATTGAAATTAACACAAAAGTAGGTAACTATGAAGTAGGGTTGAACGTATCAGGTAATTACTGTGTGTCAGGAGAAGATGGGGCCACTGGTGACGAACAGTCGTATTTTGAAATGACTGGCCGCTGGATGAACAGCATTGATGTTTCTTGCTACCTTGACGGTGAAGCTGTTGAAATGACAGTCAACGGATTGGATATTGCCAAGGAAATTGAACTTCTAATTTCATATAAAAACTAATATCATGGCATTATACGTAAAAAGATATGACAGCGAAGAAATTCATCAGGTGCGAAGTTATGACCTAGACGAATCAGGGACTGAACACGTTATATGTGACGATGTGGAAGGCGATTTGATTATAGGTTTTACTTGTTGTTTTGTGCGGTGGGTGCAATGGAGAGAAACAGCCAACAGAATATCAAATAAAAGTAGATAGTTTAAATATAGAGTATGACGTTGCATATTATACCATGCTTAAGTATGATAGTTTATTCTGGGAGGCGAAATTGGATAACGACATTGGGGAAATGGAAAATTGTGCAGATAGCACGAAATATTATACACGCAGAATGATTAAAGAATATGAGGAATTAGTAAAAGCGATGGCAAATTAACGCTAACTACGTTGTATATGTAACTTTAAATCTAAAAAACTAGATACCAATGTTTTGCGAATCAGATAAACAAAAATATATGCAAATTCTTGCCGAATTGAATGGCAATCATGCAAAAATTTTCACACAATTAGAATTAAGTAAACATCTTAAAGTATCAGTTAGAAAGCTGTCAGATTTTAAATCAGGTAAAATTATAGACTTTGAGTTACTCACTCAATATGCTGG